TTGTACCAGCACTAAGCACCAATGATGCTCCGCCAATGCTGGTTGCGCCACCACCGGTCCATCTACTGTCTCCGCCACTTTTAATATCTAGTGACCCGCCAGATGTGATTGCAGTGTTGCCGCCAGTATTAATATCTAAATTACCAGTAGTAGTAATTTTTCTGTTACCTACTACAGTATAATCAATATTACCTGTTCTTTTAATAACTTCACTTCCAAAAATGGTAGAATTTACAGTTGCGCCGCCGCCAGACCCACCGCCTACGTCCCAGTTGAGTCCTTGTTGAAAGTTCCAGTCTACTTGGCCTGTTACTTTATGTTTCCAGTTGGCATCGTACACCCAGTCTACATCGCTTTTTACATGATGTAGATAATTTGCATCAAACAAAATATTAACATCTTCTTTTACATGGTGAGTGTATGTTGTATCATATGTTATATCTACTGCTGCTTTAATATGAATTTTTTGATTAGCATCAACGATTAAAATTTGATCTCCAATAACATGTGTGTGCATTTCACCTGCAACTTTAGTATTAAAATTTCGTCCTGCCTCAAAATTAATATCTCTATCGGCATAGAAATTTAAATCTTGTTTAGTGTGCAAACTTACACTATCTTCAGCATAGATATCTATTTTGCCATCACTGGTCATTTCAATCCAACTGGTGCCACGAGCATTGCCAATATAAATTAAATCTTCTGTATTGTGTAGCAGTATTTGATGACCTGTACGTGTTCTAAATCTTAATAAATCATTGTGGGGTCTATAAACATCACCGTCAGTTTCATCTTGTTCAACTGCTGCGTATTCAGGAGGACCTTCTGACGGTGATGTCTTACGAAGAAATTTATCATCACCGTCGTCCATAACAAAACTTGAGCCGCCAACTCTGCTGATAAATGCTTCGTTAATAGCATGCTCAAATTTTCCAACTTTTCCACGTGGACCTTTTTTATCAATTGGGCCAGGAGTCGATATGCCAAACACAGCACTGGGAATTTCTCTTCTAGCACTGGATGTGGTAATACCTCTAATGTCATCCTCTAACAGGCCTTGTTCAAGATATCTGTCTTGCAAAAATGGATGAAAAGGTTTCAACAATCGTGTGGTATCTTTAGCACTGATATCGTTTGCTTTTTTATTATATTCAGCAACGGGAGTTCTTGATTTATCGCCGTCTACATTAAATGATGTAGCAGCATACCCCGGTACCATAAAGTTTACATTAGGATCTAACACACACCCAATCCAAAATCCTCTTCTAGGATCCCCGTCTATAAAGATTACTACAACTGTGTTGCCAATATCGGGCGGCACCATCCACATGCCGTATGATTTTTGTGTGCTGTTGTATTCGTTGTTTTCGTCCACATATGCCACACTGGTACTGCCAGCAAACGGACTTAGGTATTTGACCTGATGCACTTGGCCTTCTCTAGCATTTTGATTGCCAGACTCGTGTAACAGTTCCACTTCCAATGTGCCCATATAATAGGGATCAGTGATACTGACCACTCTGGCTAAAAAAGGTCCAGGACGAGAATCCGGTTTAGCGCCTTCTGCTAGTCTATCGTCATTACTCATTATCCGTTCCAATCGCCTAGTGCGGCATTGTTATTTGTTATTTCTTGGTCGCTTATAGTAGATTCCGAACCAACACTGTCTGCTTCAATATTAGCAATGGCCTGTTCATAATCAGGATCATCAGATTGCAGCGAAGTGTCGACTGGGGGACCAGCATCTTGGTTAACACCCAGCGCAACTTCTGGTGCATTTCTGTCTACCAATTCTTGATGTACTTGTCTAATAATTTCTAATGTCTGCGTAAATTTGCCACCAGAAAACCTGCTTTCTACAAACTTTATCTTATAAAGCCCACTGAAACTTTGTACCAACATAGAACTAGATTGTAAATTTTTGTAAACGTTGGTACCTTCTTGAATGTCTGTAGGTGTTCTAAAATTAACAACTATATAGATTTCAGTATTCTGATAATTCATACTGCCGTCACTGTTGATCATCCTATAATTTGTTTCAGGACTGGTATAATTTCCAATTCCGCTATCACCAAGAAAATAAGGATCTCCATGAATTTTCAAATCTGTATTCACTAGATCCTGTCCCAACACCAGTGCATCCATAAAATTTCTAGCTATTCGTGTGGAAATATCTTCTTGGCCGCCGCCACCTTTTTTATCTGTACCACTTTGATCAGCAGTATATGACACTTGTCTTGTTGTAGCATTGGCAATGTTATTAGCACCACTGTCAAATGTGGGCTCTTTGTCTACTTCTGTTGCATCTTGTCCTGTTTGTTGTTTAGTTTTAGTATCTTGAGATGATTTAAATCCGTCAGGGGCTACTGCTTTTCTAAAAGTAGCATCAAGATTAATTTGGAAATCAATTACTTCAGTATTCTTACCTGTGTAGATATAGTCATAAACTTTGATTGCTTCTTCTTTTAATTTCTTAGCACCTTTTGGTGCTGCACCGGGAGGTAACAGTATTGCCGAATTGACCTTGTATGCCACTACCCTGAACACTATCAATTTGGGAAGTCTGCCGGTTTTGCCTAAGTTTGCTGTGGTTTTCTTTTCGTATACTTGCGGATCAATACGCCACCACGGTATCATACCTGCATCATCAACCTGCCCGTCACGTAGAGCCTGTTTAGCGTAGTCACTCATTAACACCACTTGATTGATTACGTTGGTAATGTCAGTGCCTTGTAAAAATTTAAAATCGCTAGTGGTCACGTTGACTTCTAAATTTCCTCTTACGTAAACACCTTTTTCTTTATCGTAGATAGCATTGTCTTTGCCAAACGGACTGTCGCCTTGCCTCGCCGAAGTAAATCCCATGCTGGCTGATCCAACAGTGTTAACCGAACCTGTTTCTTGCACCTGAGTTTTGTTTAATTCTCCAGTGCTTCTTTTTAATTTTAATTTACTGTAGATGTCGTTGCTTCCAGCAGAGTTTTTAGGATTTTTTGTTGCAGCATTGATATCTTCAGCGGCTGATTGCAGGGGTGAAGACGGATCTTGTGGGAATAATATCACAATTTCATCTGGTTCACGATTGTCAGTTTTTGCTTGTTCTATGAGATAATCATTAATCACACGTTGTAAACTTTTTTCTCCAGTTTGCAACATTTCTTGAACTGTTTCTCCGCTGATGTTCGTATCACTTTGAATTACATGAAAACCTCTGTTAAATGCCTGTTGATTATGAGGATTGGCTACGATTTCATATTCTGTGCCTTTGGTAGTAACTCGGGCATTGATTGTAGCAAAAGTAAAAGGATATAATCTTCTTTCTAGAGGCAACGAAGCAGCCAATTGATCTTCTGTGTGCCCAGCAAAGTCAATGGTTAATAAAAATGGTGTGTTGCTTAAGTAAGTTGAATATCCTGCGTCTTCAGCAGCAACTTGTAATGCCTGCGCAAATAATCCCATACTGTAAGGTTCAATAACTTTAAATCGAAATGTCATATTGTTGGTATTGACAGCGTCTTTGCTGAATGAACATGTATGTGGTATGGTTAAATCATCCATAAAAAAATCATATTTTCCGAATGCCGTGTTGACTCGATTTTCTGGATTTATTGAGCCGCTGGCCAGCACCAACTGATTAAATCTTCCGGCGCGGTATGTAGAATCAGGAAAATTTATGCTTTGATTATCAAGACACGATATAGTAAAAATATAATTGTAACTGGCAAATTTACTTAGAATATTAGCAAATGGAGGTTTTTGAGAAATTGTGTTTTTTGTTTTTGCACCTTCAGCATTTTCATTGATATTACCAAGATTTACTTTTAACTCAGGAACAAAATTTCCCAAGGCACGCAATACTCCAGCACCACCTAGCAATTGTCCGGCTGCCGAGGCCAATTGATTACCTAGTTGTGGAACAATACTAGTTGGGTTGGCTATTGCTCCTGCAAGACTTTTTACAGCATTAACGCCTTGTACAATACTAGCACCGGTTAATACTGTTGAGACTGCCTTAGTTGCGGTGGTTGCACTTAATTTGTCAAGACCAAAATTAGACATATCAAATTCCCAATGTTGAAACTAATCCAGATTTTTTAGGGATAAAAATCTGAGTACCTGCAATAAAATCAAACACAGGATCTTGTATTATATCTAGATTTCGTTGTGCAAATACCCACCAAAGTTTGGATGTGCCATACAGATCAAACGACAACAGATCAGGTCTGTAGGTATATTGAGGTTCAATAGTGTAAAGATAATCATCTTGTTCTGCAGACACTGGTCTAATTTTTAATATGTCAAGATAGTCCTTGGCAATTCTAGTAGAAAACCAAGGACTGGTGTTAGTATAGATGCTGTTAACTGACATTAGATATATCCTGTTCCGTTAGATTTAACATAGTCACCGTTGACGAATTTTTGTAGACTAAATGTTCTAGCACTGTCTCTACTGTATATTGGTTGCAATGAAATTGACATTGAACTTTTTGTAGGTACATACGTTTTGCTGCCGCTTGTGCCACCACCAGCATTGGCCAATTGACGAGCAAAACTGTTGGCTACGCCCGAAATCCCTTGTATAACATTGTTTGCTTTGCTTAATGCTGCTCCGGCTCTTGGATTTATTGCTCCCAGTATGCCCACTGTAGCGTCAGCTAATCCAAATGCTGCACCAAATGTGTCCACGTTGGCTGCTTCTGACATGTCTGTGGCAATATAATCGCTGGCAGCATCAAGATCCACACTGACATTGGTAACCACTACTGGTATATTTTTAAAAACAAAATCACCATAGGCACTGAAATATAAAATTGGGGGCGGGTTACCTGCTAATGCATCTTGGCCGCTGAACATCTTAGTCACTGATCTTAAAAAATGCACCATAGATACCCAATATGCTGCTTGCACACTGTCTTCACAATAGAAAGGTGCAGTGATGTTAATTGAGTCTGCTTGACTGTTTACATAACTTTGAAATGCAAAATTTTGATGTATTGGTTTGGTCGCATCATAATTTGCACTGTTACTGATTCTTATAGTAGGTGTATACGGGAACACTGCGCCGCCTGCGGCTCGTAACGGTGCCAGTATCGGACTACTGGTGAAACTGTCTATACTAGGAATACTTAATCGCACACGCCAGTCCGTATCACTAAACGTAGCAGCAGCATTGTTTATTTTACCAGTAGGCTCACCTTTAGATGGAAGATTGATACTTCTAATTGAACTAATGATGCCGCCTACTGCTGCTAAATTATTAAGAGCGCCGCTGAGTCTGTTGGCTGCGCCGCCAATGGCTCCAAGATTGCCTGTGGCTAGGCCCGAAATAGATCCAATAGATCTAGCCGCGGTTGCCAGTGTGGCAGCGCCGGATCCGAATCTGTTACTGTCAAAAATAGATGCCATGTGTACTCCCAATATCATCATATTTAGTTGACAAAATTAACTGTATAGTTTAAAATAGCATAAGGAAAGATATAATGAAAATAAATTATTTGAACAATAAAGACATTTTAGAAGAGATACATCGCAGTAAAAATTCATTTAGTTCTTATACACAACCAGAATTTCATCAATACGATATTATTTTACCAACTGTAGAAAAGATCAATATTCGTACTGTTGCAGAGGCTAAACGTGCTAAAGCAAAACGATTAGGGGATGCTGAATATCATCGACGTAAAGCAGCCGGTGAAAAAGTCAAACAAGTAGACACAGAAGTCGATTATAAAAAAATAGCAAAGACTGATGTAATTTTTAGAATCATGACCTATGAGCATATTCCTGCAAATTCTACTAGAAAACGCAATCCAAAGAGTGAAGCAGATAAAAGAGATCGAGTAAATTTTCCGGCGTTCCAGCATTGGAAATTCGATGAAAATGATCAATTAATATGTGTGGGCAAAAGTCATTGGCAAGGCGCATTAGACACTGGGCATTTTAATAAAGATCACGGACAAATTACACCCACATTGGCACGTATGTTTTTGAAACTGTGTGAACGTTATGCCACTCGCGGCAATGTGCGTGGTTATACTTACAACGATGAAATGCGTGGACAGGCTATTTTGCAATTGACGCAGATCGGCCTACAGTTTGACGAATCAAAATCAAACAATCCGTTTGCCTATTACACTGCTGCCGTAACTAACAGTTTTGTTCGAGTTATTAATATTGAAAAACGTAATCAAAGTATTCGTGATGATATTTTAGAAATAAACGGAATGAATCCTAGTTATTCAAGAACTGGGGCCGGTGAACACGCTGCTGCTATCAAACGATTTGACGAAACAACCGATTGATCTCTGTTGGTCATTGTTGTATAATAGCAAAAAGGAATTTACATTGAGCAATCTTTTTAAAAAAGTAGCGTGTTTTACAGACATACATTTTGGTCTTAAAAGCAATTCATCAGTCCACAATCAAGATTGTGAGGACTTTGTTGATTGGTATATACAAAAAGCCAAGGAGCAAGGATGTGACACAGGTATTTTTATGGGCGATTGGCATCACAACCGCAATAGTCTTAATATTACAACTATGGACTACTCCCTTCGAGCACTGGAAAAACTCGGACAGGCTTTTGATCAGTTTTATTTCTTTCCTGGTAATCATGATCTTTACTATAAAGATAAGCGTGATATCCACTCTGTAGAATTTGGCAAATATATTCCTGGCATCACTGTGGTGCATAAACCTATGACTCAAGGCGATGTTACACTGTGTCCTTGGCTTGTTGGAGAAGAATGGCGACATATTGGCAAGAAGGGTGGCAAGTATATCTTTGGACATTTTGAATTGCCCAGTTTCTTTATGAACGCCATGGTGCAGATGCCGGATCATGGAGAAATAAATCTTGAAAGTTTCAAAGGTTATGAATTAGGGTTCAGTGGACATTTTCATAAACGTCAACAACAACGTAATATGATCTATATTGGCAATGCATTTCCTCACAACTATGCAGATGCATGGGACGACGAACGTGGTATGATGATATTAGAGTGGGGTGGACAACCAGAATATATCAATTGGCCTGACTGTCCTAAATTTAGAACTATCAAACTAAGTCAACTTATTGATCAAGCAGACAATTTGTTAAGCAGTAAGATGCATCTTCGAGTTACATTAGATATTGATATCAGTTACGAAGAAGCCAGTTTTATCAAAGAAAAATTTGTTAATGATTACGACATTAGAGAACTTACACTTATTCCAGAAAAGAAAGAAGTTGAGATGAACACTAGCATTGATGTTCAAAGTTTTGAAAGTGTTGATCAAATTGTTAGTAAACAATTGATAAACATAGAAAGTGATACTTTTGATACCAAAGTACTATTGAGTGTATATAATAATTTATGATTCGTATAAAAGATCTAACTGTAAAAAATTTCATGAGTGTGGGTAATCAGACTCAGGCTGTAAACTTTGATCGAGAACAACTGACATTGGTACTAGGTGAAAACTTAGATCAAGGCGGCGACGACAGCGGCAGTCGCAATGGAACTGGTAAAACTACCATTGTAAATGCATTAAGTTTTGCATTGTATGGTCAGGCACTAACTAATATCAAAAAAGATAATTTAATCAACAAAATCAACAACAAAAACATGTTGGTCACGTTGACATTTAACAAAGACGGTGTTGATTATCGTGTAGAGCGTGGGCGTAAACCCAACGTTATGAAATTTTTTGTTAATAATCAAGAGCAGGCATCTGAATCATCTGACGACAGTCAAGGCGACATGCGAGAAACTCAGAAAGATCTAGACGAATTGTTGGGTATGAGTCATACCATGTTTCGACATATACTGGCTTTAAACACATATACCGAACCGTTTCTGTCGATGAAAACCAACGAGCAGAGAGAAATTATCGAACAACTGTTAGGCATTACTCTACTCAGTGAGAAAGCAGAATCTCTTAAAGAACAAATACGCATTAGTAAAGACAGTATCTATCAAGAAAATGCTGATATCGAGGCTGCTAAAAAATCAAATGAAAAAATTCAGATCAGCATTACTGGTTTAGAAACCAGACAAAAAGCATGGTATAGTCAACAGAAAGACGATTGTGCAAAAATTATACAGAGTATTGCCGAACTGCAGAGTGTAGACATTGAAAAAGAATTAGAACAACATGCTAAACTTAAAGTTTATGATGAGCAGAGTGCTAAGATTAAGAGTCTTAACAAAGAAAAAGCCACATTAGAAACAGCAGTAGTTCAAGCAGATAAGTCTGTAAACAAATATTCTAAAGAAGTTGAACAGTTAAAGAATAAGACATGCCCGGCATGTGAACAAGAACTGCACACGCACAAGCATGAAGAAATGACTGCTGGTGCTGAAAAGAACTTGATCGATGCACAAACTTATCTTGATAAAGTCAGCAACGATTATGCTGCCGTTGTTTTAGAGTTAGAGACTATTGGTGATATCAATGGTAGACCTAAAATATACTATGATTCGTTAGAAGCGGCATTGAAACATCAAAATAATCTTGCAAGTTTAGAATCAGCACTGTCTAGTAGACAAGTTGAAGTAGATCCTTATCAAGAACAAATTGATGATTTGAAACATACTGCTATTCAAGAGATCAATTGGGATAATATCAATGCCATTACCACATTGAAAGATCATCAAGAGTTTCTTTTAAAGTTATTAACCAGTAAAGACAGTTTTATTCGTAAGAAGATCATTGATCAAAATCTTGCCTATCTAAACAATCGGTTAACTTATTATCTTGACAAGATGGGATTACCGCATCAAGTTAATTTTCAAAACGATCTCAGTGTAGAAATTACACAGTTGGGTCAAGATTTAGATTTTGACAACCTAAGTAGAGGCGAACGCAATCGTTTAATTTTAGGATTGTCATGGAGTTTCCGTGATGTATGGGAAAGTCTATATCAAAATATCAACTTGTTGTTCATTGACGAATTAATCGACAATGGTTTAGATTCTGCAGGTGTTGAAAGTGCATTGAGTGTTTTGAAAAAGATGGCTCGAGAGCGCAACAAAAATATCTATCTAATCAGCCACAAGGACGAATTGATAGGTCGTGTTACTAATGTTCTCAAAGTTATCAAAGAAAACGGATACACTTCATACAGCAATGACATTGAAATAGTAGAATGACAGACAGTCACGACGAGTTATATCGAGCATTTCAACAATACTTTAAGTATAATCAAATTTGGGTCACTAGGGGAACCAAAAGAAGTGCTATGGATACTCGTTACTGGCTCAGTGAGATAAGAAGAATATGCAGTCAACGTCGTGTAGAAATACAAGATTGGCGGCATGAAAAAGATAAATTTAAGGCAATTCAAAAGGCAGAGCAGTCTGAAGATAAAGACACTAACTAGTTAATGTCATGGACTTATCAGAATGAAATTATCGAAACACTTCCCGAAGAGTGTATCGGATTTGTATATCTTATAACCAATGTCATCTCTGGCAGAAAATATATAGGCAAAAAACTTGCAAAATTCTCTAAGACTACGGTTAAAACTGTAAAACTAAAGAACGGTACCAAGAAGAAAAAGAAGATTAGAAGCAAAGTCGACAGCGACTGGCGTGACTATTACGGAAGTAGTCCTAATCTTCAAAAAGACATAGACGAATTAGGCAAAGAAAATTTCACAAGAGAAATCTTATATTACTGCAACTCAAAGGCGCAATGCTCTTACATCGAGGCCAGAGAACAATTCTCCCGTAAAGTATTAGAATCAGACGAGTATTACAACGGACACATACAGGTTCGTGTACATGGCTCACATATATTAAAATCTTAGGCTCATTTAATCTAACACCCAAGGTTGGCGGGCCAGTTCGTAATACCGCTGTGGAAAAACCGGGGAATAACCGGACACGTAACATATTGATGCACTCCCGTGGAGGTAATCCACTATGCTGAAAAATTGCAAGAGAGTCTAAGGGTTCGAACCATACGCCCAACGCATTGATATAGTATGAATGTTAGCATACGAAAAACCGTGCTATAAAAACTTAAACACTAGGAACGAGGTTTAAGACGCTGTAATAAGCGAGTCGATGTAGGTTGGGAAAGATCAGAGCCCATTAGCATTACGGTAAAACACCTATTTCCAACGTCTCGGCTGTGACAACTCACATGAAGACAAAAAGATGGAACCGTGCAAAACGGTTCCGTCTGACTGAAACAATCTACATGAATTTAAACTACTTCGTAGTTATTGTTCTAAGAATAATGTGTTGAGCGTTAGCGAAAACACAGACGAACTTAGTTCGTCTCATATAAATATGTACATGAAAGTCTATGAAATTTTATCAGAAACCACGACATTGCAAGAAGCACTGGCTAATGTGATTAAAACTGGATTCATGAAATATCAGGTAATGAAACCTAATGGTGTTTTAGATCCCAAGATCTTTAGATCGGCTAAAGGTGCTATTCAACACAAGTCACGATTTTACATGACTAAATCTCAAAGAGATGCTAAGATAGCCGCTAAACAACGTCAAGGTGCTGGCGGAGAAGCGCCGCTGATCAAAGGTGCCAAGGACAAAATCAGTCCTATTAAGAGAGCACCTAACGGTAAAATTTACACTATGGTAGACGGACAACGTCGATACTATTCAAGTTACGCTGACTACATTAGAAAAAGCAAAATCTGGGGACCCGGTGTTGCAGCCGCAAGCAAACGTACTGCCGCATTTTGGGAGAAATCTTGGGTAGGATCAACACTGTTGGGTCTTGGTGCCAACTTGGCTGTACCTATCTTAGAATGGCGCAGTGAAGTAGATGCCATTCATGCAGGATACGTTAATGGAGAATTTAGCAAAGAAGATGCTGAGTGGCAAATCAAGGACATTACAGATTTAACTATTGCCAAGTTTGTTACAATATTTTTAGGTCTAGGCGCAGCAAGATTAGTTGCTGCAAAATTTCCAATAGATAAAATACTGACATGGGTGTATGGAAAAATACCCGGGGGTTCTTGGATTGCCGCACTAGACAAACCTGCATTGACTTTGCTAGTTCAATCAGTGTTAATGAAACAACCTATAGTTGAG